ATCTGTAGGTTCTACTCTTACTCTTACAAGTGTAGGCTCATATACAGGTGCCGTTCCAATTACATACACCTATCAATGGTATAGAGGAGGATCAACTGTGATTGTAGGTCAAACATCTACAACTTATATTACTCAGGTAGCAGATGTAGGGTTACAGGTGACTTGTCAAGTAAATGCAAGTAATGCCTATGGTTCAACTTCTGTCCCTAGCAATTTTATTACACCTACTCTTGCTGCACCTGTTAATACCGTAGCACCTGTAGTTTCATTTAACAATCTTTATGTTGGAGGTACTTTAACAACTACAAACGGAACGTGGAGCGGTTCTCCAACAAGTTTTACTTATCAATGGTACAATGTAAGTGTAGGCAACCCGATAGCGGGGGCAACAAATAACACTTATACTTTACTTACTTCAAATGCAGGCACTGAAATAAATTGTAAAGTTACAGGAACGAATGCTACAGGTTCGGGTGACGTTTTTAGTAATGTTATTAATACTCTAGCTTTAGCTGCACCTACAAATATAGACCTACCATTTATAGATGATGGACAAACTTACTATGAAGGAAGCACACTTGGTTTTACAGGTAATGTTTGGGATAGCAATCCTCCTAACCCTACTTTAACTTACCAATGGTTGCGTAATGGTGGACAGATATCAGGTGCTACTGATGATACTTATGACGCTATTTCTGCTGATGTGACTAATATGATAGCAGTTAAATGTATAGCTACTAATTCTCAGGGTACAGATTTTGTAATAAGTAACGAAGTATATATAGAACCATAATGAAACACTTAGTCATATTACTTTTATTATTGTCGTCATGCTCTTTAGAAAAAAGACTGGCGAAGTATTGCCCGTTGTGTGTACAAAAAGACAGTACAGTAACTATAATACAGATTAAGGATACTACAATAACAATCCCTGGTGAAACAATAACTTTAATCGACACACTTTATTGTGACTCATTAGGCAACGTTATATCTAAATTAAAAGAGGAACTAAGAGATAAAGATGGCAACTTGGTAAGCGTACAAACTAAGATTAAAGACAATGTGTACTACACAAAAGCTAAGGTACACACAATATATAAAACAATTAAGGGTAATGATGTTTACCATACAAGAGTTGTCACCAAAACTTTAAAGCCAGAGAAGATAAAGTACATACCGTGGTGGGTAAATTTCTTCGCTGTACTAGGGGTAATACTATTTATAATACTCCTTATATACTTTGGTTACAAGCTGATTAAACTTTATTTATTATGAAAACACAATTATCTTTATTGATACTATCTATACAATCAAAAATTTTGACGCTTATATCTATATGCCTTGCATTCTTTTTACCGATATCAGGGATTCTTCTGATGATAGGAGTACTTATTGTTATAGATACTGTTGCAGGAATCTGGAAGGCTAAGAAGATAGGAGAGAAGATTACATCTAGAAGACTATCTGCTATTATAAGTAAGTTAGCATTATACGAATTAACGGTTATAATGTTTTTTCTTATTGATAGATTTATTCTCAATGATATCATTCTTATTTTTTTCAGTGTACCATTTATGCTCACAAAGATAGTGGCACTAGTGTTATCCAGTATCGAGGTGATGTCGATCAATGAGTCATGGAAGCAAGTAAAACAAGTGGACCTATGGCAAAGTGCTAAGGCTCTATTTGTCAGAGCGAAGGAGATTAAAGACGGTATAAATAATATAAAAGAATGATATATACTAGAGAACAAATTGAAAAAGCTGTAAAGGCTAAAGGATATGTATACTTTGCAGGTCCTAAAGACTATGATGTGAATATTGTAGGGGTAAGGAACTCAGAACCAGGTCAAAAAGTAACGAATATATTTGATGACAAATTAACTATCTCTTATAGAGTAGATAGCAAATGGCACTATCATGATTGGGATGCTACTACTGAGCCAGGCAAAAAGGGAGTTATGCAATTCCATAATTCTAAAGGTGTTGCAAGATTAGTTCCAGGACAATATAGAGGAGCTTATGCTGTATCTATGCATCAAGGAAAGTATGATGCTCTATGCCAAAGACTAGGGAATGTAACTGTTTGGAGAGATAAAAATAAAGACATGACCTTTGATGAGGTAACGACTGATACTGGAATGTTTGGAATTAACATACACAAGGCAGGAACTGTTTCAAACTTTGTAGAAAACTGGTCAGAAGGATGTCAGGTATTTAAAAGAACTAAGGGCTTTAATGAGTTTATGACTATAATTAATAAAGCAAAAGCAATACATGGCAATCATTTTACATATACATTGATTAAATCAAATGACATTTAAAAAAAATATGTAAATTTGTAATAATGAAAAAGCAATTAGAGTCTAGCAAAAGAATAGTTCGATTTATCAGTCGACCTGGCGTTCATGCTAAGAGCAAGACATCAAAATTAAAGACATCAAAGAATTATAAAAAAAAATATAAAGGACAAGGGAAATGAAAATAAATAGCTATAACAATTCAACGCCAACAACAAGTACTACATTAATTGGGTCAGACAGTACGGGAGAGACATTTAATTTTACTGTTCAATCAGTCTTTGACTTAATATACAGTGGTGTATTAAATGTTAACGCTTCTGTTGTTGCAACAAATTCAGCAACATCTGCTACAATTACTAGCACAAACACATACTTTACAGGTACGGCTGGAGCTAGTTTTGCAATAACTTTTCCAGCTGCAAATTCCAACTTAAATGGAATAAAGTACACAGTAATGTCCACGGCAGAAAGACCTGTAACAACATTTATATCTAGTGGTGCTACATTTGTTGGTGTACCTACTTCATTGAGTCCATCAGGTGTTGCTACTCCAATATGTTTTCAGTACAATCATTCTGACCTTAAGTGGTATAGATCATTATAATTAGTATATTTGCATAATAAATTTAATAAAATGAAAAAAATAAAAAAAGAGGAGCTCTCTAAGTTAGTTGAGCTTAACACAAACTTTCGGGAATTAAAGTTCCAATTGGCAGACATTGAGGTTACCTTCAATAGACTTAAAAGCCAAAAAATCGCTACACTTTCAAATCTTGAAACAGCAGCCTTTGATCTATCGTCTTATCAGGATGAGATAATTAAGGAGTATGGAGACATTAAAGTAAATCTACAGACAGGTGAATATAATTAGAAAAGTGTCTATTGGTCCTGACTACATGAAGTGCATGCACTATATGTTAGGGCAAGAAGTTCTTGATAGAACTTGGGTAATAGATTCCATACTAAAGGATGACTCTGGATCAATATCTATATGGATAATTAAATCTGGAGAAATAATTAAGTGGAAAACTTTTTCTAGTAACGTTCCAACATCAATAGAGTTTAAAATAGATTTTTAATGAAGTCACCATACTGTTTTATCATCAAGCCAGTTGATGGAAAGCGGTACGATAATATAAGAACTTACGGAGGTAAGCCATTTGTCATAAGCTCATCACAGGAGGACCACAAATCTACAAATAGGTTTGCTGAGGTAATATGCACACCAATGTACTACACTGGACCAATAATGCCAGGAGACATAGTGGTTGTTCATCACAACACATTTAAGTTTTACTACGACATGAAGGGTAGGCAAAAGAGTAGTTGGAACTACTTGTTTGATGACTTCTTTATTGTTCAGGACGATCAACTGTACCTTTACAAGTCAGGTGAATCTGATTGGATGGCACCGTCACCATTTTGTTTTGTGAAGCCAATCCCATCAGAGGATAAGGTGTTCTCATCTTTGGGTAGTCTTGAGGAATTATGGGGTGAACTAATCTTTACCAATAATGAATTAGAGGGTGTATCGGTTGGTGATGTAGTTTCATTTACTCCAGACAGCGAGTATGAGTTTAAGATAAACGGTGATTTAGTTTACAGAATGTACAACAGGAACATATGTCTAAAAAAATAGAAATACTTGAGGCTGGTAAGAAGGCTATTGACGAGCTTATTAAGGTTCTGATGGAGCCAATAATTACTCATGCTGAGGATGACCTTACCGCTGATAAATTAAAAAATGCAGCCTCTGCTAAAAAGTTAGCCTTTGACGATGCACTATCTATGCTACATAAGATTGAGGAGGAGGAGAACAAAGATAAAAATGTAGACATCGTTAAGATTGATCATGGAAGGCAAGGATTTGCCGAAGGAAGAGCTAAGAATGGAAAATAACTTATACAGGGTTGTTTTAGATCAAGTTCCTAAAAGTGTTGTAACTACAAGGAATAAAAAGAAAGCATGGTCTTACGGATACAGCAGTGACTATGACTTTGTTGTAATATCTAAGGACGGTACTATAGGTGAGATATACGAAATAGGAGGCCTAAAGGTTGCACTTCCAAGCACCCCAACCAAGGTAGACAACTTTAATAATGTTTGGACTCCAAAAGAATACCCTGAAGAACTACAAAAAATAAAAACTATTTTTGATTGGAATAGGAGGGACAATATTTTTAAGTCACGGTATATAGACTTAGTCGAGGGAGAGTTTGACAAGAGGGAGTATGGTTATTGGTTTATCAATAATAACACCCCTACCTACGTAACTGGTAGTCATTACATGTACTTACAGTGGACAAAGATAGACGTTGGACTTCCTGATTTTCGTGAGTCAAACAGGATATTTTATATTTTCTGGGAGGCTTGCAAGGCTGATGCTAGATCTTTTGGTATGTGCTACCTAAAGAATAGACGTTCTGGATTTTCTTTTATGAGCTCGTCTGAGTCTTGTAGCACTGGTACTATAGTTCGTGACTCTAGAATTGGTATACTATCTAAGACAGGTTCTGACGCAAAAAAAATGTTTACAGATAAGGTTGTTCCGATAATACGTAACTACCCATTNTTNTTCAAGCCNATNCAAGACGGTATGGACAATCCAAAGACNGAGCTTGCATTTAGAGTNCCAGCNTCAAAGATTACAAGAAGGAACATGGACGATGAAAAGACTGAAGAGATTGATGGTCTTGATACTACAATTGACTGGAAGAATACTGCTGACAATAGTTATGACGGTGAAAAATTACTATTGCTAGTTCATGATGAATCTGGAAAGTGGGAGAAGCCTGAAAACATATTAAACAATTGGCGTGTAACAAAGACCTGTCTTAGGTTAGGATCAAAGATTGTTGGTAAGTGTATGATGGGCTCAACGTCAAATGCCTTATCAAAGGGCGGTGACAATTTTAAAAAATTATTTAACGATAGTAATCCTGCATCACGATCTGCCAATGGTCAGACTAAGCAGGGATTATATTCATTATTTATACCAATGGAATGGAATATTGAGGGATACATTGATAGGTATGGATGGCCAGTTTTTGAAGATCCAAAAACACCAGTTATTGGAATGGATGGAGAAAAAATAACCAACGGTGTTATTACTTGGTGGACAAACGAGGTTACTGCATTGAAGTCTGATGCTGACGCACTAAATGAATTTTATCGGCAGTTTCCAAGGACGGAGTCTCATGCATTTAGGGATGAGTCAAAGCAGTCATTGTTTAACTTAACAAAGATATACCAACAGATTGACTATAACGACTCACTAATAAAGGATAGGGTCTTAACTAGGGGTTACTTTCACTGGAAGGACGGTAAGCCAGACACGACTGTTGTATGGACTCCAGATCAGAAGGGTAGATTTCTTGTGTCATGGATACCTGAGCAGAACAAAAGAAACAACGTAATAGACAGGAAAGGATTAAAGTATCCTGGAAATGAAAACATTGGATCGTTTGGGTGTGACCCGTATGACATATCTGGTGTTGTAGGTGGTGGTGGATCGAATGGTGCTCTTCATGGAATGACTAAATTTCATATGGAAAACGCACCAACAAATGAATTTTTTTTAGAGTACATAGCACGGCCTCAGACAGCAGAGATATTCTTTGAGGATGTTCTTATGGCATGTGTATTTTATGGTATGCCGATATTAATTGAGAACAATAAGCAACGACTACTGTATCACTTTAAAAATAGAGGGTACAGACCATTCTCAATTAATCGTCCAGACAAGCACTATAGCAAGCTCTCTAGGACAGAAATAGAGCTCGGTGGTATACCTAACTCATCTGAGGATGTAAAACAAGCTCATGCGTCAGCTATTGGCTCTTACATTGAAGAGTATGTTGGCATGGATCTTGAGGGTACGTACCGTGATCAAGATTCTATGGGGTCTATGTATTTTACAAAAACACTTGAGGATTGGGCTAGGTTTGATATAAACAACAGGACAAAGCACGATGCCTCAATTAGCTCTGGTCTTGCAATTATGTCTACAAAAAAGTACATCGTTAACCAAGAGAAAACAAATACAAAAATAAGTATTAAATTTGCAAGATACGATAATACAGGCAACCGAAGCGAAATAGAAAAATAATGGATAAACCATCAGTCTTAATAAAACAAAGATCATTCCCAAACCAGAACGCAACAGATGAAGAAAAAGCAACTATAGAATATGGCTTAAAGGTATCAAAGGCAATTGAGGGGGAGTGGTTTAAAAAAAATACAAATAGTTGTAGGTTCTACAATCAATGGGGTAATTATCATACTCTTAGATTATATGCTAGGGGTGAGCAGCCGATTCAAAAATATAAAAACGAGCTATCAATTAATGGTGACATGTCTCACTTAAATCTTGATTGGTCACCAATACCTATTATTCCAAAGTTTGTTGATATTGTTGTTAACGGAATGTCTGACAGACTATTTACAATTAAGGCTGAGGCTCA